GGGACTCTTCTCCCACCTGTCTTTTGGGTCAAATTCAGTAGCCATTACTGACCTTTAGCAGTTCCGAGATGTACGCCGGGGATATAAGGAGCACGTGGAAGCATCCTCCCCATCTGTACATCCGCAAACGTCTGCGTCATGTTAGGGTCCTTCTTGACTCCTGACAGATACTCCTTAATCCTCTCATCATACAGACTCTTGAACATCAGAGCAGTCTGGTCCTTGCCAAAGGAAGGGAGGACGATCTGCCCTGCACCCCAAAGAATCAGGTCTTGGAAATATGTGTTGACATCAGGCCAGTCCTCATCCTTCAGAAGGTCAGGCTTGAAAGCCGCCGCACTGAAGGTATAACGTCTGGCTGTATCTGGCGTAGGATAGAACTCAACCCAAACGTATTCAGGAGAGTCAACCCAAACAGGGATAACCGACAGGGTGGTGCTGTTTACGTCAGTAACAGTTATGTTACCAGCGAACACGACAACCCCTGTGGTGCTCTTTACAACGCGCTCAATGGACTTAAAGCTCTGTCCTCCCGTAACCGCTGTGGTTCCGTTCAGTGTCAGCTTTTCTCTGACCAGAAGGTCGGCAGGAGAGAATCCCGTAATCGTAACAAAGGTCGTAGTCGCATCACTGGTAGAGTCAGACACTACCGTAATGACGCCATCACCTGTGGGCTGGACCTTTACTCCAAAGTTCCCAAGGTTGTAGTAGTTGAAAGGGTCTCCAGTATCCGTCTGGCCGGGGTAGCTAGTCTGGTACTGTCTGGACGTGATCTCATTTATAGACCTGTAATTAACGGAGTCTTCAAAGTTAATGTCAGTTCGTGCGTATAGGGGAAGCCCGTACTTGGAACCGCCAGAGCCGCGAGTGTCTCCAGCAGTGAATCCAAGTAGGGTATACGCATTGTTAGATACTGCCTCAATGGAGACCTTGGATTCGGAGTTAGGAGCCTCAGAGGACAACTTAACGGATGTCCCACTTACAGCCGCTACTCCCTCACCCAAGTCATCATTAATGTCTGCTACAACTTCCACCGCAGTTCGTGCTGTCCCGGCTGTCAGAGTCACCGTCTGCGAAGGACCATCATCAATACTTATCTGTAACGTGTCGTTAGAACCAGCCACAACCGCAAAGGTCCCAGTCCCTGAGCCTGTAACCGTAGCCGTTATACCTTTAGTCGTATTTACGGTAAACTCTCGCTTAGACAGTTCCTCGTCTAAGAGTGACAGGACCCTACGGTAGGTATTATTAAGTGCAACGCCTGCCATTGTTTCGGCATCGCCACCACTATCCTGCGCCCCTAGTTCAAGAAGCTGTTCTTTCAGATTACCAAATGACGGCATTGGTTATTCCTTTTCCGGTTCTGCCTCAATCGAAGTTCTCTGGATGATGTCTGACTCAATCTCAGCCTGTGCAAAGAGATCAGCTCGTTCATTCTCGTCCATAGCCGTGATCATCTTCAGGAGGCCAGACTGCCCATCTGGGAGGTCGTTCGGATCTCCGCTCATCTTACTGGCGATGGAAGAGAAGGCCTTCTCAATAGAACCCATGAGGTTGTCTTCAGATCGTTGCTTCTGAACTTCCTCAAGCTCCATCTTCTGGCGTGTAAGTTCTGGGCCGTTCGTCTTGACACACTCAAACAAGCGGAACTCCCACAGATTGTAACGATCATAGTCATCAATCTGCCCGACTTCGATCATCTCATCTGCTTCGTCTGTATCTAGGATGCGCTTGTCTACGAAAGCACACTCCTTAGTAAACGTCCCATGAAAGGTAAAGATGTAGCCATCATCTTCAGATACCGGACGAGCGTTAAGCCCACTTCCGATCTGAATACGTGGCTTAATACCAAGTCGCTTGAGTGTCTGGGGGAGGTCTGTGAACTGCTGAACCCACGGTTCTCTGATATCATGCTGAGTGTCACAGATCTCAGGGTTCATAGACTCCATCTTTTTATAGACGGGAGTATTAAGCTGTTCCTTGGAAAGGGTTACGATCTCAAACTTATCCCGTGTCCTACCAGCCACCTGTACTGAGGGCTGTTCTGGTCCTATCGTGATTACTGCCATTCCTTACCTCCGGTTATATTGTTCTGCCTGTGATTGTGACTTGGCAATCTGCCGAACTAGAGGCAATCTTGCCGATTATCGCCTGTCCCGGTACACCAACAATCTCAATGCCGGGATAGTGCGGATCTGTTCCGTCTACGCTTATGTCAACACTGGTCTGCCATAGGACAGTAGATGCAGGAGACTCTATTGTGATGATGGAGTCAGCGTCGAGATGAGTAGACAGGCTTTCTACGATATGAGTCCGGTTGACTGTAGTCGCAGTATTGGAACCTGTGTCTGTAACTGTATCAGCGGCGGCGGTAGCAGATGCTCCTGCATTCGTACCTGCCGCTGTCGCGTTCATCACTTTACCGCCGTGCTGTAGTGCCATAAAAAACTCCTCTAAAATTCGTTATTACTGCGTCTGTAGCATTTCCCAGAAACGAAGGTCTGCACTTGTGCCATCAGTTATCCCATGGACTGCACCGCGATAATAAAAAGGCGAAAGTGCCCCTTCAAAATCAAGGATCAATTCCGCCCCAGCCGCAAGAGGATACCCATTTGTTATCGAAACCGAAGAGTCATCCCCAAGGAAAACAGAGACTGCACCTAGATTGACCAGACGGAGTCCGATTCGGGGGGGGCTATTTACAGACTTAGAGACAATCTCTTGCTGGGTTCCGCTAAGAGTCTTTGCGCCGTATGCCATATAGCCCTATATATAAATAGGCGAGGTGGGGAACCGGGAAACCCACCCCGCCATTAAGGATTGCAATCCAGTATTTCTACTTCTTAGTTACTCGCGTTCGTTGAATGCGGACGATTGAGCATAACTTCGATCTGCCCTGTAGCTGGCGTATTAAGAGCGGATACTGTAACCATACCGTCAATGAGATCGCCAACGACAATCGCATCGCTGATCTTGCCACCCGTAGCGTGAAGGTATGCAGGTTTGTCTGCTACGTCACCCGTATCTCCAGTAGCCACACCGATACCAGAGATCTGATACCATCCAAACTGGGATGCAACATTTATACTCATTGCCAATGCAAGCGGCCCTTCCTGATTTGCCGCCGCACGGGTAGTGACAAAATTGTCAATATGATACGAAACAAGATCAGTAACTACCGTGGACGCAATGCCCTGAAGGTAGATAAACTCACCAGACCCATACCCCGGTGCGGCTGTAGTGCCACTTGCATCAACCGCCCGAATGATTGTGCCAAGTGGGACGTTTTGGACCGTGCTTGTTTCGGTAATTCCCTGATCGTACGGGAAAGGTTCAGTGCTGTGCCAAGATGCCATTTTGAGTCCCCTAAAAGTGAAGTCCTGACCGGGGGGCTTGCGCCCCGCAGTCGTGGATGGCTAACCGTATATCGGCTTGCCAGTCTTCTTCGTGTCCCTAGACGTACAGGACATTAAACGCAAGCGTGTCAACATTTGTACTGGACGTATCTATCTCAAGGGAACCCGCAAGACTATCGGGGGTTCCATTATTGGAGTTCATAGCGCACTGAAGATACGTGTCTACGCCGTCCTGATTTGTGACTGTTGCGTTTACAATAGTACCCTTCGTGCCAAGAACCGCAAAGGTCGTAGATGTTGAACTAGCTTCAAGTGTTCCACACACGCCCTTAAGGTTCCCGGCAGTGTAAAACTTTGTATATACAATATCTCCAAGTGCCATAGGACCCCCTTTAGGTCAAGCCTCCGAGTTTGCCCTGCTTACGTCTATTGTCGCAGAGCATGTTGCCCATGAAGAACATCTGGTCAACGCCAGAGTTCTGGTTAATCGGCTTCTGCAAACCCTCACCGGAAGGTGAGAAGTTAGCATCTTCATGGACGAACAAGTAAAGGTGGTTCAAGTTCAGGATGTAACATACACCCGAAGTACAATAATCAGACCAGATGAACGGCTGACCCTTATACGTCAAGGTATTGATTCCACCATCTGCCGCCATGCTTGACATCTGGTAACGCGCCTGAGGCTGAAGCGAAGCTTCATAACTCTCATGAACGGTACGAGTCGTCACATACAGATTCGGACTGGAATCTGCACCTTCGGAACCCTGTGAACACTGGTTCGTAACCGAACGCAATTCAGGGAGAAGGTTGACGGCGGCGGAGCCGACAGTCAGCTTAAACTTGTTACGCCATGCGGTATTGGCAGTCGGGACAGCCGCGTAAGAAGCTGTTCCCGGCGCATCTTCGATGATAGCTTCAAGGCCTGTGATGTCCTTGGAACCATTGCCCGTACCATCTGAGTAGATACCAGTCGTAATGCTGTCAATCAAGGACTTCACAGCGTTGTTCAGACGACCCTGCAACAGATCGAAGAGCTTGCTCTGACTATCCTTGTTGATGTTACGTTCACGACCCGAAATGACGACTGACGAACTATACTCTTTCCAAGCATAGAACGCAGATGTCTGCGTCTGCTGACGCGTAATGTCAAGCGGATCAAGATCGGAATACGATTTTGCCGTACCGTTCTTAGCCGCATCAATGGCGATACGCAAGCGTTCGCCACCGGAGACAACGCGCAACTGACCCGCATCACGCAGTCTGCGCGTAAGCGGTGTGGCGTCAAAGATTGCATCCTGAACAACACCGCTCTGAAGCGTGTTCTCAAGAGTAGACGCCAGAAGTGATTGTATTGTTCTGGAATCAGAAGTAGAATGTGCTGACGAAAGTCCCATTTAAATTTTCCTTACCAAGAGTTTACCGTGAAGAACTCAAGGCTTTAAAAGCATTTCCCATTACAGTGTCCAACTTGTTCTTGACTGACATATCCTTAACCGCTTCAGGATCATATATCTGAGCAGAAGTCGGACCACCAGAATTCCTTCTGGCTACCCCGTTTGCCCTCTGAAGAGTATTTACCTTGGCACCATTCTCTGTGCGTAGGCGTTCCAGCGTGGAATCCGAACCCTGCTTGTAAGCGGATTCGATAAGCTGGTTGAAGTTTGTAAGAATATGTAGATCTTTGAATGTTAGAGCGTCTTGGACTTTAACGCGGTCATATACAGGAGCCATAGCATCTTTGGCTTCTTCATTGAGGAGGAACTCTCCGTTCTCCCCCAACTCTCCAAAAGAGTCCCCGAATAATTCGGTCCCCTCAAGGTTTGACTCCTCCATCATGTCCGATCGCCCCTGCTCGTCTAGGTCAGCCTGACTTACGAAACCATCAGCCTTGAGAACTTTCCGAAGCAACTCCCTCTGTTCAGGCGAGACTCCTTCAAGATCCTCGTCAATCTCAACTTCAGTTCCGCTTTCAAGTCCTGCCTTAAGTCGTTCTACCTCCTCAATGGAAGAGTTCAACTGTCTAAGACGCGCTTCGACTTCACCGTTCTGTGAAAATTGCTTCTGAAGCCCACGAATTACATCTGCATGACCGTCACCTAACTGTTCAACTACATCATTTAGGACTTGATCAATACCCGGCTTACGGTTGGTATCCCATGAGGGACCGCCCGCATTGCCTTCGGTAGTGTCTTGGTCCTGATTCAAACTGCCTGTATCCTCCGCAGTTTCCCCTTGCCCATCGACTTGTCCGTGGACAGTTTCGACAATAGCATCAGGGACTTGCAATTGGATTTCATTCATTTTCTATCCTTCCCGATAGATTTACTTCCTTGCCGTACTGCTTTTCGGTGATCCGTTGAAAGATCCCGAACCCGATGTTGTGTTTCTGTTCCGTCTTTTGCAATGGTCGAAACCATCTTTTCGTTTTTAACCTTTTCGGCGGCTTCTGTTTTCCTTTGCATATCTGAGAGTTTAATACCTTGGGGGGCATATATCCCTTCCCCCTTACCCTCTTCATTACGCGCTCCGCCTACTGCATCCCCGGCCTCTTCAAGACCAAGGGCTTTCATTACCTGTTTGCGTTCTCTGTCTCCGCCGATATCACATCCTAGTCCCTCGTCAAAATGTGACTCATGGACTACGATCCCCGCTTCAAGGGGGAACACGTACGTCTGCGTACCGCTACATTCGGAGCAGAGTCTCTGCGTCATTCTGTGTTCGTAAAGAACATCTCGTATCGTCGTTACATTATCACACACAATACACTTGTAATCGTACGTGGGCATTTCCGGTTACCCTTTCGATTTGTTGCTCTTATCTCTTTTGGCTTTAATCCTACGCCTACGGGCGGCTTCCTGTACAAGAGTTCTGCTACCCGCCTTCGGTTCAAAGACGCTTGCTAGGTTATTAGCTTGTGTGCTTACGAAGCCAGTAACGCTACTAATGGCTCCTCCAACGGAGTCTACGACACTAGAAAAGGCACCTGCCAGCCTTTTCTGGGTGCATTAATTCCCCCTTTGACCTGCCTAAGCTTTCGACCTGCCATTTAGAAACTCATCCTAAGTCTTGCGCCGGTACCTGTCGCCACCTTGTCGGGGCTAAAAGAGGTCCTCTTTCTCTTAGGTGTCTGCATAGACTTACCAAACACCGCGTCTACTGGGTTCTTTTTCTTGCGCCTCTTAAACGGCGAGTTCTCCCGCGTCGAAGCCAACTGGCTTTGTATGACGCGTGTGTCTGTAGTCTCATTAGCCATGGTCTATACCTCTATTATACAGTCAGATCCACGTTTTCAGGTATTATGGTGATAATCTTTCTGCTTCTCCAGCCTGCCGTGCGGGAGCGTTAGGCCCAGCCGCGAACTGCTGGGCGTTTGCGGGACCGGGGGAGTCACCGTCAGCCCCCTGTCCACCCCCACCCTTCAGCGTTGAAAAGGCTTGTGCTGCCTTCTCCAGAGCCACTGGATCTCCAGACAACTGCTCAAGAGCCTTTGTAACCTCCGACTGAGCCGCAGGGACCAGTGTCTCTGGGTCCTGAATATCGTAGCCGCGGCGCAGGAGAAGCTCCAAAGCCTTGGCAATGTTGGGAGGTGGAAGCTTCAGGTTCAGGAATGCAGGGATAGTACCCACCAGAAGATTGAAGAGATCCAGTAGGTTCTTCCGCTCAACAGCCATAGAGGCCTGTCTGGGAGCCACATCAATACGGAAGTTGTACTCACCCTTAGCCATCTCCTCACTTACGCCCACCCATGAGTCTGTGCGGGGATCAATGAGGAACTGCTTCTCAGGCCTGAACTGTTGATGCAACTGCCAAAACTTCCTAGCCGTCTCAATCTGCATGATCTGGAACAGGTTAGCCCGTGCCCCTTCTCGTGCATTGTTCCGCTTTTCGATTATCGAAGACTCAGTAGCTGTCTCGGCTGTGATATTCGCAGATGGTTGCGGAGTACCTGCTGTACGATCCAAGAAGTTCTGGATCATATTCAGAAACTGCTCCTTGTCCTGAGGCACCTGTTGGAACGGCAACGAGATGATCGGACCAGCACCAGCCTGAAATTGGTTAAGATTGTCAACGCCGAATACTGATCCATCAGGTGCGTCCAGAACGGACTGTAGCTCATCCTTCGTAAATACGTTCTGGTCATATATCCAGATGTTCTTCGTCTTCCGCAATGTATAGAGCATGGAGTCAAGGAACTCGTTCATCAGCGTCTGGATGTTATCAGCACCAGCCAGTGTCAGAACGGGCTTGTTTATCCACGTTTTCGTGTTTGTCGTAAACTTCAGAAGTACCGCAGGATAATCTTCGATGTTATCGTAGGGCCAATCTTCCTCATGCATCTGGATCTCATCCTGACCTTCAGCGAAGGTGATCATCATATTCCGCGTCTTATCAGGACCACAGGGAAAGTCTCGTGCCCAGATCTCCCAACCTTCTACCATGGCGAAATCTTCAAAGGTATCGCCCTGATCCCTGTTCTTGCCCAGATCAGCGAAGCTGAAGCTCTTACTCCCTGTGCCCTTGCCATCTACAGACAGGGTAGCATTCGGCTTCAGTTTGTCTGTATTCTGGAAGACAGGGTTGTTCTTCCACCAGTGCAGAGGCTGTCGCACCCTGAAAGCGATCCACCGTGCGTCCGTAAGACCTTCTACTGCGTAGGGGTCCATCAGGAAATCATCTGCCTGCCACCTAGTACCGTACGGTGACTCCCACTTTACAGTGGTGTCGATGACGGGCTGATCCATATTCTGGAGTTCTTCGTGATGCTCAATGTGATTATCTAGAATCAGCACTGTTTCAGGGTCCAGACCGGGGGTCTCCCTAAGCTCCTTATGGCCTTCGATATGCTCAGGGTGAGGCTGATTGATTGTGGGCCGTGTAAGCTCACCCTCAAAGATCGCCTGATTTTCCTCGTCTACATCATCAATGACAGAGTCTGAGACATCACCGAAATAGATCTCACTCTGGTTCTCAACTACAGCATTCCACCCAACCTTCTTAACAGCAAAGGGTAGGAGGTGTGCGTCAAGAGCAAGGTGACGGTCCTGTGCGAACTGGCCTGTCTCCTCGTACCAGTAATTGATAGCTTCACCGACAACTGGGGCACCTTCTGTGGCTACGCTATTTCCCGGTCCTACGTTGAAGATGGGATTGCGCTCCAGCATGTTAGCTACGCTCTGGTCAACCCATGCGAACACGAGCGAGGCTTTAACCCGCATGTTGTTCTCATTGTCATTTTGGGAGTTCCATTCCAGATCATCCTCCCGCTCGGTCGTTGACATGTTGTTGTACATGCGTACCATTCGTGCCCCAGCCTTCATATACGGCTCCATGAACTTCTGTGCCTTACGAAGTTCTGAGTGCCAGAAAGCTAGTCTCTTCTTATCATCAGACGGATAGTGTTCAAGTGCCATTATTTCAAAGCCTCTTCAATTCCATCGTTAATGAGGTCTTCCATTATAAGTGCATCCATATCTACGGGTGTGTCTGGAATCATAAACGATTCCGTGTTGCTTCCTGATCTCTTACGAACCTTCCTGTACCACTCTGGTGTAGCCTCGCCAGAACCTACGACCTTGTCGTGATTCCTGCCTGCGAGTGCGCCCATGATGAAGTAGCGTGTCTCATCACAAGCGTGATCCTCACCCTTGGTGTTCATATCCTCTCTGGGGTTATCTTCATCACCAGCGTGGACGGCGTTATCAAGCTCTCTCTCGTAGTTGACGCACTCTGAAAAGTGAAACAACTTAGGCTTCTTAGTTATCAGCCCATCTGCATTCTGCTTCCATGCCAGCTGTTCCTTCATGTGTCTCCACCCTGACAAGCGATCCTTTACAGAGGGGACAACCTGAAGGCCAGCTTCTCTCTTGAACACGTCAGATATCATCC